AAATCAACAAGCCATAGATAATTTAAGATACAACTTTACACAAATAGCAAATAATCAAGGATTAAACATTGATAATATATTTGTTGATTCTGATATAAGACCAAAATTTGAAAATGTGCAAACATCAACTGCACCTGGACAAGAAAGTGAATTTAAAACACAAAGAGTACCACCTGGAGCGGTATTAGTTGATTATCAAGACGGAAAATATTTTTTCAAAGTTCCAGGTAGAAAAGAATTTTTAGTAACTGATGGATTTAAATAATGGCTATTATAGGAACAACAACAGTTCTTCCAAAAGATCAAAAAAAAGAATTACAAACACTTACGGAAGTTCCTAATAAAATAAGATTTCTAGTAGAAGCCGCACCAAACATGGCTTCTAAAATTGCAACTCTTGAAAAATTTTATGCAAATGTTCAACCTTTAGAGGGTAACAATTTTATAGTTACCGATGAAGACGGAAATAGATTTCAATTAGATAATAAAAATAAAACAAATTTAGCGGACGCAATAGATTTAGGTAAAGAAGCTGCTGAATTAGTAGGTTCTATTTATGGTGCTGCAAAAGGTGGTGCCGCTGGAAGTGTTGTTCCTGTTGCTGGTACAGCTGCAGGTGCGATTGTAGGTTCAGGTGTAGGTATGGCCGCAGGTGCAGAATTATTTGAAAGAGTAGGACAACTATACGGTGCTGAAATTTTAAGAACTAACAAAGAATGGGCAGCACAAAGGGGAACGGATTTTGTTTTTGGTTCAGTAGGACAAGCGGTGGCACCATTAATTTTAAAACCATTAAAGGGTGCAATAACAGGTTTTGGAAAAACAGGTATTGCTACAAGTAAAAGATTAGCAGATTATATAGACGCTGGAGTTACACCTTCTTTAGGACAAGTAACACAAAAAAGAGGTATGCAAACAGTTGAATTGTTATTAGGTAATTTTCCAGGAAGTTCAGGTAAAATAGCAACAGTCGCTGCAAATGCACAAAAACAATTAGGCGATAAAGTTTTATCTACCGCTAAAGATTTAATAGGAAAAACTGTTATTCCAGATGAATCAATAGTAGGTAGAGCATTAAAAAATTCTATTGATGGTGTAAATAACACTAAAAGTTTTGTTGGTTTATTTAACGCAAAAGCAGGAACATTATTTGGTAAATTAGATAAATACATAAAATCAGATGCTTTAATTGATTTATCAAAAGCTAAAGGTAGTACAATTAATACTATTCGTTCTTTAGCTGACGATATTCCAGGTGCTAAAAATGTAGGCGACCTTTTAAAAAGCCCTTTTATAAGTGATTTATTTGAAAGAATAACAAAAGATATAACAAAAAATGGAGAACTTCCTTATGCGGCTGTAAAAGCTATTAAACAAAAAATAGGTAAAAAAATGGCTTCTTTTGATTTGATTCCTGATGTAGAAAAAGGACAATTAAAATTAATTTACAAAGCGTTAAGTGAAGATTTAAAAATAGCTGCTAAAAAATATGGTGGAGATAAAGCTGTAAAAGAGGTTATTAATGCTAATAAATTTTATAGCAAAGGATTACAAAGAATAGAAGATTATTTACAACCAATAGTAAATACAGCAGATCCTGACAAACTTGTTATGTCTTTATTGAGTTCCGGTAAAGAAGGTGCAACTAGACTTAATGCCGTTAGAAATTCTTTAGCTAAAGTAAATAAAGCTACGGCAAACGATAATTATAAAATTTTAGTATCAAACATTCTTGAAAGATTAGGTCGTATGCAACCTGCTCAAACATTTGGCGGCGATACTGTAATGACTGCCGGAAGATTTTCTTCGGAAACTTTTTTAACTAATTTTAGTAAATTATCAGAAAAAGCTAAAGATACTTTATTTAGAAATGCACCTTTTGGAAAAGAATTTCAAAAAAATTTACAACAAGTTTTAAACATTTCAGATAACATTAGAGCTAGTGGTAAAACTTTTGCTAACCCAAGCGGAACGGCAGATAGATTAGTCGGACAAGGTTTAATTTTTGGTGGTGGTGCAACTGCAATTACAGGTAATCCAGCTTTTATATTATCCGTACCTTTAGTTATTGGTAGTG